GCTAAACTTGTAGTGGATTCTGCATTTAGGACGATTACAAACTCCCTTGCATCCGCGATGTTCCGTTCAGGAACAGGTACCATCGGCAAGATCAGTGCGATCTCTACCGGTGTTATCACTCTCACTAACCCTGATGATGTGGTTCAATTTGAAGTCAACCAAACATTGCAAGCAAACGCTACGGATGGCGGAACTCCTCGTGCTGCTCTTGGCTATGTTATCGCTGTGGATCGTACTCTTGGTACTGTCACCGTAGCATCTTCTGGCCTCGGTGGTTCCGCTGCAACTCCTTCCAGCTGGGCTGCAAACGATTTCCTTCTTGTACAAGGTGACAACAACCTCAAAATGAAAGGCCTCGCTGCTTGGCTTCCAGCCACCGCACCTACATCCGGAGACAATTTTTTCGGTGTCGACAGGTCACAGGATGTTACCAGGCTCGCAGGTGTGCGCTATGACGGTACTAGTCAGAGTCTAGAAGAGGCTCTTATTGACGCTTCAGCACTTCTCGCACGAGAGGGTGGAAAAGCAGATGTTTGCATCACTAACTTTAAGTCCTACAGTGCTCTTGAAAAATCTCTTGGATCTAAAGTTCAGTATGTCGACATGAAAGGACCAGCTGAAATTGCATTCCGAGGAATCATGATCAACGGTGCAAATTCCATGATCAAAGTTTTCCCCGATCGTAACTGCCAAGCTCAAACTGGTTACTTGCTCCAGATGAACACCTGGACCTGCAACAGCCTAGGGGACGCACCGCAAATCTTAAGATATGGTGATGGACTCGAAATGCTTCGTCTGAGTACAGCAGACGCCGCTGAGGTTCGTATCGGTTACTACGCACAAATCAGCACAAACGCTCCCGGGTTTAACGCAAACGTCACTCTCTCTGTGTAATTAAAAAAAATGAAGCACATCTCTTAACCGGGGTGTGCTTTTTTTCCACGAGGACTAACATGGCTAATAGATATTTTGAGCAATTTCATTTTTCTTTAATCAAGTACCCAGTCAAACTTGTAGGCTCAGCGGCAATAGGTGCAAGCGGAGCTACAAGCGCACTCACGGGCAACGGTATTTTAAGCCTGACTCGAGTTGCTGCTGGAACTTATAAGCTCATCCTTGAGGATGATTATAACCGTTTTTTACACCTTAAAGTTTTGCTCAGATCTCCAGTCACGGGATCTGCAGTTACCGCCGGGTCTTTTGTTTCCGGTACGGTTTATCAAATCGTCACATTAGGCACGACTAACTACAGTGCGGTGGGCCTTGATGCGGGAACGACGGCAGCTGTCGGCCAAGTCTTTGTAGCAACCGGTGCTGGATCTGGTACCGGGACAGTTAAAGCTCTTGGCAATTCTGGTATTGCAACAGTAGAGTTGATTGGCAACCCTTTGCCAGCGACCACTACGAATGGTTCTGGATCGATCCTGTACTTCCAAACCCTCGACGCAACACTTGCCGCTGCAGGTCCGGCGAGCGGATCTACCTTGTACCTTGAGGTGCTCATGAGAAACTCAAGCGTGAAAGGAAAGGGCGAATGATAATTCCTGATAAGAAGAAAGCAGCTACTGTAATCGTAGCGCAGATGCATTCCCCCAATTTAGAGATCGAAGAGGAAGAAGGATCTGAAGACGAGGAATGTTCAGCGCTCGGGCAAGAACTTCTTGAAGCTGTAGGTGCAAAAGATGCAATGGGTGTGTATAATGCTTTAAGGGCAATTTTCCAAAAGGTTGACTCGGAGCCTCACGTTGAAGGTGAGCACGAGGAAGACGAGGGTGAAGACTACTGACGACGTGTCCCATTTATTGAGCCGCTATAGTTTATTAAGAACTCTAGCGGTTTTTTTTCTTAAAAGGGTTATTTTATGGCGACGACGATGACACTAGCGGATCTTCGATCGGCGGTCAGGCAACGAGCTGACATGGTCAACAGTCAATTTGTAAGCGACGCTGAACTTAATAGCTATATTAACCAAAGCTATTTCGAGCTTTATGATCTTCTGATTGCGCAATACGGAAACAACTACTATGTGGCCAATCCTTATTCGTTTGTTACTGACGGTACTAATTTTCTTTTTGCTCTTCCTAGTGATTTTTATAAGTTACTCGGAGTTGACCTTGCTCTTTCCAACACTTTGGACTCGTATGTAACGATTAGACCTTTTGAGTTCATCGACCGCAACAGATACGCTGTTCCCAACTTTCAAAGTTTCTACGGGATTACAAATTTACGCTACAGAATCAATGCCGATAAACTATGGTTTACGCCAATCCCAAGATCAGGCCAAACCATTAGAATTTGGTACATCCCACGAATGACTACGCTCACGCTTGATACCGACACGGCAGACGGAATATCGGGATGGACAGAGTATATTATTGTCGATGCGGCAATTAAATGTATGCAAAAAGAAGAGTCAGATGTTTCTGTCCTTTTTGCTCAGAAACAAGCACTCATTAACCGTATTGAGGCTATGGCCCAGGCTCGTGATGCGGGAAGCCCTGCTAAAGTTTCGGATAATATGTATGCAGACTTCTGGTTCCCCACAGGATCAGGATCGGGAAGTAGCTGGGGAACTTATTAATGAAAATAAAAAGGATTAACACAACCGATAGAATTATTAATATGATTCAAGATAATATCTCAGACGTTGTGGACGATTTTGCGAAGCAAGATATTTTATATGGCGAAAGATTGGAGAGGGTTGTGCTCGTAAGCGGATCTAACAACGTGCCTCATAAGCTTAATCGTAAGCTATTGGGGTGGTTTATTATCCGTCAAAGAGGAGCAGCGAGTATCTATGACACGCAAGATACGAATCCGGATCCAGCAACGTTTCTTCGCTTGCAAGCCAGTGCAGGTGTCACTGTTGACTTATTTGTATTTTAGGGAGCTCTTAGATGGTTCTAGCGAAACAAGAGATTCCAATAGCGTTGAGCGATGGTCTTGATCTTAAAACAGATCCCAAACAGCTAAGCCCTGGCAAGTTTCTGACTGTTGAAAATGGAACCTTTTTAAAAACTGGCGAAATAAGAAAGGTCAATGGCTACGCTGATAAAGTTGCTAATTTTAACATGGAATCCTACGGTGACACATCAAGCGGATGCGCAACCCTCAAAGATAGCCTTTTTGTCACAGGTCAAAAAAATGCTTATTCGTATTCTCTTGATCGAGACTTGTTGACTAAAGTAGGCGAGTACTTGCCGGTGAGTGTCAAAAGAAGTCTTCTCATTTCTAGTCAGGGTTACATCGACGACGAATATATGTCCTACGTTGCTTATGATTCTGGGACGAAGATTTTTGTTATCGTCTGGTCAGAAAAAGATTACGTGGCGAGCAGCGGAAACCGCGTTGTTAAGTTTATAGCTATCGATGAAACTGGTGGTATTGTCCAAAAAGAACAAATCGTGGACACTGGAGGCCGGTGCAAAGTAGTCACAAATTCTGGTATGGATTACTTTTTAATTCTTTATGAAAAAGAAAGTGTCAATCAAATTTGGGCGGCCGGTTACACGAAGAACTCTCTTGTTGTAGGATCAAAACAGCAGGTTGGATCAAGCAGCAATGTAGTCCCAAACTCAATAGATCTTTACGCAGACGAAACCCTTGCTAAACCCTATGCCGCTTGGGGGTCAGGGGTTGGTTCTCCTGATACAACTGTCGCAAATTTCCCAGCGGATTTTGCGACGTTTTCAACGGTAGGCTCATACGTTTCAACTACCGTAGCAAACCTCAGTTCAATCTATGGCGTCTACATCATAGGTATCGGCGGCAATATCCAAGTTACAGGTGCGACAGATACTCCGTCTCTAGCAATCAAAACTGTTGGCCTTAACGCTGCATTGACAAGCACGGTCAGCGCTTTAACGACATTGACGACCGCTGGTGGTGAAAACGTAGTTGTGAGTTATGATGATGCTGACGCTACTTTGCTGCATATTTTTTACAACCGTAGCTTAGGAGGTTCAGTAGGATCGACAGACAACGTTTACAGAATTACTTACAAACCATCTACAACAACTATCACGAGATCAGCGCACCCGTTTGCTCGCAATTCACAGATAGCTGGGAGCCCTATTTATGACTACTCAAACATTTAGAAGAAATACTATCTCCCAATAGCCACAAATCAATCATCGTCTCAAATTCAGTCTTACTATCTTGTGCGCATTCCAAACAACGCGGAATACTCAGACACTGTAGGCTATTTAAGTTACGTTGCGGCAAAGTTTTTAGATGACGGTGCGCGGCAAAGTTTTCCTGGAGAGTATTATAAATTTATAAGAGGACCTAATAATATATTTTATAGTATGGTGCGAGATTCTAATCGCAACTATATTTTATATAACGTTGATTTTCGTCACACGCCCTGCTTCGCAGAGCTTGCAAATAACTTGCATGTGACTGGCGGATACCTTGGCATGTACGATGGATTTGAGTTTGCAGAACATAACTTTTTTATGAGTCCGCCACCTCCAAAACTGACATCAGCTGCAGGTGCGATAGCAGCTGGTACTTACTACTACTCGATTACGTACGTCTGGATAGACGGTGCTGGACAAGTACACGAAAGCGCTCCTTCGGATCCTGTTTCTATAACCACTGCTATAGCGTCAAATATCACGTTAAAATGTCCTCCCTTGGGACTTACTAATAAAAAAACTAACGTATACTTATTAATTTATAGAAGCTCTGACGGAGTTAATTTTTATCGAGTTCAGAGTAATTTAGATTATTTATTCACTCCAAACACTATTAATACTGACTCAATAACTTTCGTAGACAATCGCGCTAGTATCAATTCAAACCCTCTTCTTTATACCTCAGGAGGTGTCTTAGCCAACGGAAAAGCTCCAGCTTGCACGTACATAACTAATTATAAGCGTAGGCTCATGCTTGTACCCTTAGAGGATCAAAACTCTGTGTGGTACTCTAAAGAAATTATTGCAAGCAGCATAGGTGCAGTAGGAACACCCGTGGAATGGGCAAGTGAATTTATTCTTTCCGTAGATGAGCGGGGAGGATCGATTAACGGGATTATTCAGCTTGATGACAAGTTGGTGATTGGGAAAGCTAACACAATTTCCATTCTTGTTGGTGATGGGCCTAACGATGCTGGCACTCAAAACGATTTTTCGACGCCACAGATACTTGCCGTGGATGCTGGGTTTGAGGAAGGCAACTCTCTTGTGATTTTCCCGGGTGGTCTTTTATTTAAAAGTCCCAAAGGCTACTACCTTCTCGACAGATCGCTTTCGGCTAGTTACATCGGTGCGCCGGTGGAGGATTTTAACGCTTATAAATGTCGTTCCGCAGTACTTCTTTACGATCGGAACGAAGTTTGGTTTTCCAATACTCAAAATACAATCATCTATAACTATTTCTTTAATCAGTGGACCACAGCGACTTTTAGCTGGCTTCAGGCTTGCAATTTCCAGAAAAAATACACAGGTGTTTTAGGCAACAAGCTTATTCAAGAAACTCCCGGGACTTACACGCGAAACGGTGTGGGTTACGCCATGAAGCTACAAACGGGATGGATCTCTTTTGCTAATGTCCAGGGTTTTCAAAGGATCTATAAGCTTCTTATCCTCGGATCCTACAAAACAAATCACATTATCAGAGCTGATTTTTCTTATGATTTTGTGGACACACCCACACAGACAACTTCCATTAGCGTAACAGCACCAACGGGGAATGTTCTTCAATACCGAGTATTTTTATCTCGTCAAAAGTGCGAATCTCTTAAAATCACTTTGCAAGATTTAAGTCTAAGCGGCGTTTACGCTGAAAGCTGGACAATAAGTAACTTAGCTTTCGAGGTCGGAGCTAAGAAAGGTCTTAATAAACTTCCTGCAACTAATTCGAAAGGATAGTTATGTCTCTTTTTGCAAAACCACCTGGAGCCTCGAGTTTTACAGCTCAGAATGTTGGTAAATTTGTTAAAGATCCTTTGGGTGGAATGAGGCAGCTTGGCGGTGACATTGCTCGTGAAAGCAAAGCGGGTGCTGGAGCTATTACTAAAGAGTTGAAAAAGGCTGGTAAAGGCACTACTCCTAAAATTGCTGCCGAGGAAATTATACAAGACGTACCTGTAGTGAATCCTTACGAGGAATCACTTAGAGGAGCTCTTGCCACACCCACCGCACCTGATTTTGCTAAGGCTTCTGAAATTGGAGCCTCGCAAACTGGTCTAGCTAAACAGCTTGAAAGTCTTTATGGGACCGGTGCGGCCGGGATGACGGGACTTATTAATCAATTGCAGCAACAGTATCGAGGTAACTTTCGGACTGGAGGCTCACTTGCCCAAGCTCTTTTGCAGCAGGTCATGGGACAGAACATTGCCGGAGAAAGAAGTCAGCTAGCCTATCAAAG